TATCTGGTTTAAGTAGATTAAGTGGTTCAAGCGGTTCTTCAGCAACTTCTGGTACAAATGGTACATCAGGTGCTGGTACTTCAGGTGTTGGTGCTAACGGTACATCAGGTGCTAACGGATCTTCAGGTACATCAGGAACAACTGGTACAAATGGTACTAACGGTAACAATGGTAATAGTGGTGGTGCTGGTGCGGCCCCTGGTAGTGGTACATCAGGAACATCTGGAACAACAGGTACTTCGGGTACTTTAGGTCTTAAAGGAACATCAGGTGCTGGTGGTACATCGGGTGCTAATGGTTCAAACGGTACCAATGGTGCTGCTGGTACAAGTGGTCAATCAATCAGTGGTACATCTGGTATCAGTGGTGGTTCATTTACAAACCAACCTGACTACTTGGTTAGGACAACAAGTACAACGACTGTACAAAGTGTTAGCTTCTTGAAAGCCGATATGACCAACACTAGACTTGGTATTAATAACGCTGCGCCAGCATATACATTGGATGTTACTGGTACTATTTACGCTTCTGGTGATGTTATTGCATACTCGGATGAAAGAGTTAAGGACAATGTTGTTACAATTAGTGATGCTTTAAATAAAGTGAGAAGTATGAGAGGTGTTAACTATACAAGAAATGATATTGAAGACAAATCATTGAAAATGGGTGTTATCGCACAAGAGGTTCAAAAAGTTGTTCCAGAGGTTATTTCGATGAGAGAATCTGATGGACACTTAGCGGTGGCTTACTCAAACTTGGTTGGTCTACTTATTGAAGCGATAAAAGATCTTGACAAAGAGATCCAAGATTTAAAGAAATAATAAATAAGAAAGGGGCCTAAAGCCCCTTTTTTTATTTCCTTAAACTATTAAGTGATTTTAAAGCCCTTTCTCTGGCCTTTTTCTTATCGATTCTGACGTTTTCATCAACAAATGGATACTTTATATTACCTAGGGATGTAATCACCTCTAAACCGATATTTCTGGCTTGTTGTGCGTAACTAATGCTAACATACTCCCTGGATGAATGCATATTGTAATAACCAACAGAATAATTGATGCATGAAAAATCATAAAAGGAACCCAGAACGCTAACATCTGTGTATGGATGTCTACCTAAAGAATAATCACCCATATAATCTTCTAGAATCGGTTGGATTATTTTGTAAAAATCACCTTCTTCATCAAATAATTTAACACCATTGCAATAATGTGTGACCCAATCATTTTCAGGTGCATCAAATTGTAAGGCATAACCAACATCTTCGAAGAAAACCTCATCAGCTAATGTTGATCCAAAACAACCATACTCCTCAGATACGAAAAAAACCGCTTTTAAGACCTCTACACGCTCAAGTAACTCCAAACATACATAAACACCCGCTTTATTATCCCCACCGCATCCAGTGGGCTTATTTGTGCCTTTTTCAACCGCATATATAATGTCTTCTTCGTCTGGGTGATGTAAGATATCCATATCAACAATTCTATGCACAGAATCTGTGTGTGCCACAACACATGGATAATGCTCCGCAACACCTTTTGTCACGTAAATATTACCATGCTCATCTATAACATAATCTAAACTACATTCGTTAAGATATTTTGTTATCTTTGCTATAAGATATTGTTCTTGTCCACAATAAGTTGGTGTTGATAAAATATCTTTTAATTTTTCTTTACTCATTAAAATATGTTTTTAATTTTTGTTTTTGGATGACGTTTTTTAGGACCGCCACATATGTGGGTGCTTCTGCATAGTTACTAGAAAGATATAAAAAGTATTTATCTTCGGTGTTTAAATCGTTTAAATAAGCGCATTGGAAAAAAGCCATATCTAAAACACCGTCTTGCCATTTTTTATAATAAGCAAAATTATTTTTTGACCCAGCTGATGTTGTCATCCTACTCCTAGCCTCTCTCATCCCGAACAAATTATTATTTGTTTTAAATAATCTGCTCTTACCCAAACCACTTTCAATAATAGCTTGCGCCATTACAATATGTGGAAATTTTATTTTTTTATTTTTTAATTCTTCTACAAATTTCTCCTTTGAGAATTTATCTCTTTCTTTCTGTAGATTAATTATTTTTACTTTTCTTTCGATAGTGTCTAATGTGTCCGATTGGAAATATCTACCAATAAAAAAGGAACCTACCATCAATAAAATAGTGGTTCCTAATGCTATTTTTAAACCCAGTTTGTTTCTAACAAACTTGAGTTGTTCATCATCGTATTTATAAAACATAAATGTTGCCATGGCAACAAATATACCTAAAAAAACTTACCAAAAAAACTTTTTTTATCTTTTTTTTCTAAATCTTCTTCGATAACCTCTTGGAGAGCTTCTTCTTTTTTACCTAAAAGCCTATCAACAGCGTCTATAACTGTTTGAGTTTTAATGGTTTTAGAACATTCAAAATGTCTTGGTGTGTCTTTGTGATCTGGGCACCATTCCCAATCACCTGGGTTTAACCAATGTCTATTAAAACACCCATTACAAACGTTTTGATCTGGGTTAAAGATTCTCTCACAATCAGCGAACTCAGACAAAGGATAGCTAAATCCAGAGATAAGCGCTGTTGGTGTTCCGATTGCCCAAGATAACCAACTTAATCCGCTACCAAGTCCGATAAAGGCTGATGCGTGTTTAATATCAATCATTCGGTCAATAAGGTCGATATGACCACCAGTTTTATCGATAACATTTTTTAATGTACCACCAAGTTTGGAATCATGCCAAGCATCACCTAATTTTTCTGACGTAATCATAACAACCTTATAACCATTATCATTTAAGTGATCGATAACACCTTGCCATCCACCTGGATGATTCCAATACTTAGCATGCGCTGATGCGTGTGGTGCGATAATAACGTATTTACCTTGAATTCTGCTAGGTTCATCAGGTACAAATACCTTTGGTTTAACCTCTGTGTAATCAAGGCCTAAAATAGATGAACTACTTTCTTGTAACGGGTGTTGTTTAAAGTCGATTGGAATTTTAGATTTAACAACTTCTTTGTCATCATAGAACCAACCAATTTTATACATAGCATATAAATCAATTACAGGTGTACCAGGTTTAACAAACTCAATTTCTGGGTACATCTGTTCAAACCATTCGTTATGAAATGTTGAACACAATACCTTACAACCGTGTTTCTTTCTAAACTCATCCGCATAAGGGAACCAAGCCATTGTATCACCAACAGCGGAACTATCTAAGTGAATATAAACTCTCTTGTCTTTACAATCGTAATTATGTTCAAAAACCAATTCATCAGTTTCTAATTCATACACCTTAATATTCCATTCGATGAAATATTCAATAGAGCTTTTAGTCCACATGTTATTTGTGATCTCAGATACGTGATGTACATCACCAGTTTTATTATCAGAAAAAACAACCTTGTATTTTTTAGATATTGGTCCTTTAATCTCACACAAAGCCCCATTCACAAAATGTATAATAAATGAGTTAGATGGTTCTTTAAAATCTTTTCTTAAGATTTCCGTGTTATTGTATTCGTTAATTAATATGTCCTTCATATTTTTTATAGATAAAATTATTTATTATTAATAGGTCAACAACATCATTCTCTAGATGATTAAATGCTTCGTTTGGGTGGCATACGATCGGTTCTTCATGCACGTTGAATGATGTGTTTAAAAGAACAGGTACGCCAGTTATTTTGTTGTATTCATCCAATATTTTATAAAATGTTGGGTTGCTTGTTTTAGTTACTATTTGTATTCTAGCTGTTTTATCCTTGGGGTGAACAACTGTTGGTATTCTGTCGGCCCATTCAGGTCTCGTATCATACAACATTGTCATAAACTCAGCCGTATATCTTGATTTAGTGACATTAAAGATCGTATCAGCATGTTCTTCCATAACAGCTGGCGCAAATGGCATGAAATCGTTTCTCTGTAGCTTATTATTGATCTTATCGTAAGTGTCTGGGTTGGTTACCTCACCAATAATACTACGATTACCTAAAGCTCTTGGACCATGCTCATATCTACCGTTAAAAACACCCATGATTTTACCTTCTGCTAAATATTTTGCGGCTAATTCTGGTGTGAATATTTCTCTTGAGAATTTATTTTGATCCCAGTAATGTTCACCAACTTCAGCATCGGTATAAGATGTCCCCATGAACATATTATCTAATTTGAATGGTTTAAAATCTGGTGTAAACATTTTATGTACCATTAAAGCACAACCAAGTGGACAACCTTCATCACCCATTGGGGGTGCCACGAAAATTTCGTCAACCCAATATAATTCGTTAATACGTTTGTTTAATTTTACGTTAGCAAAGACACCACCAGCAACAGCAACTTTTTTAATATTTGGGTACATGTTGTGTAAGCTGTTAAATACTTGTAGTATTTTTTCCTCAAAAACAAGTTGTCCTGTATAAGCTAAGTCAGCCTTTGTACCAAAAAATACTTTAGAACCCAAATATTTATAGTATTTGGTATAAAAATCAACATAAATTTGACCAAATAATATATCTGATTGATCCTTGTCTGTGTGTATACCTTCAATTTTAATACATTCATTAAAAGCTTGGTATGAAATAGTGTCATGTCTACCGTGAGCTGCCATACCAACGACTTTGCCTTCATCTTTAAGTCTTTTAAACCCTAAAAATTCTGTTAACATCGCATAATAATGGCCAAAAGATTTTCTTGTTAAATCTAACCCATCAATATATTCTAGGTGACCTTCGGAACCAATGAAGTATTTCGCACTATACTGGCCACCACTAGCATCCATTGTAACAACGAGTGTATCTTCATCAAAACCACTCATATAATAAGCAGTGGCTGCGTGTGAATCATGGTGATCAACAAAAATAAATTTTTGTTCTGGGAATGGACCTAGATTCATACTTTCCCAGAACATTTTAACCTCATGTTTTGGGTAATAACTAGTTATGTAATCAATTGAGTTGGTATCTAAATTAAATTTATTAATAGCCTCGATAATTGATTGTTGTGGGTACCTGAAATAATTACTGTAAAAATCTTTATAAACTTTTACCCTTGTGTGTCTTTCTTCCTCTAAAGAAAAAATTATTTTACCATTTTCTATTAAACTTATACCGCAAGAATGCGATCCAGCTGAAAGTCCTAATATCCTCATTGTTGTGCGTATTGTTTGTAAACTTCTAATAATTCTTTTGATCTGTTATACCATGATAAGGATTCGGCATGTTGAATAGCTCTTTCACGGTATCCGTCATAGTTAGCGATGATATCATCTAAACCACGTACAATGTCTGTAACCTTTCTAGGAGCTCTCCACATACCATTAAAATCAGTTTCCAACTCAATGGCTCCGTTAATCGGTAAACCACATGCAGCGGCCTCTAATATTGTTAAATTAGGGTGCCCAGCTTCTAATTCAGAAGGATGCATAAAGATTGTATGTCTATGATATAGATCAACCAATTCATCTTGGTCTGGCTCCCATTCAATTGATAGTTTTGTATATCCATTAACCCAAGGGTTTTCATTAAAGAAATTTTGGTTATTTCTTGGACCAGCAATTGTGATTGGTAAATTTCTAGCCATTGCAGCTTGGATTGCAAAACCAAAACCTTTTCTATCGTAACCGTCCATACCAGCTAAACCGTTGTTTGCTAAACATAATAACTTATGTTCTTTTGGTCTGATATCTGAGGGGTTATAAAAATCGGTGTTGACACCATGTGAGAAATAAATCGCTTTTTCGGTATCAAAATAAGGTACCAAGAATTTACCAGGCATTAAAGAAACCTGTGATTCTAAGATAGCCCTATTATTCTGGTTAAATACGTATGATCCTTTACCGTAGTAATATGCGTGGTGATCATGTAATTGATAGATATAAGGAATCTCCTTATCATGTAAAAAATGGCATAAATTTGCCATGTGTACGTGAACAACATCGTATTCACCTGGTTGAATCTCATTTGCGTATTTGATATCAACTTCATGTCCTAATAATCTTAAATTCTGGGTAAACTCCCATACTATTTTTTCAACAGCGCCCCAATTAGGTGGTGGGACTGGGATTCCGCATCCTGGATGTACTTGACAAATTTTCATATTCTCTTTTTTGCGTATAATAATGCTAGGTTTGTTTCTTTGTGTACTTGTTCATAATTTACATCAAACCCATTTAATGTAAATTTTTCAATTATATCTAATATTTTATCGTAATTATCGTATATACTATGTAACTCTATTACCCATTTGTTTACCCTTTTCATTGTATCGTTCGCCATATTGATTAATAATGGGTATTCCCACCATTCAATATCAACTTTAATGAAATCAATGTGAGTTAAACTAAAATCTTGTAATATATTCTCAATATTATAATGCCCAAGTTCAAATCTATCGGAAATAAACGCTTTTGTTATGGTAATATTTTCTTTATTGAAGGATGTATTTTCTCTTAAACACTCAATATATGTTTCATCACATTCAAACGAATAAACATGTTTTGCTTTACGATAATTTAAAGCATAGTTGGTAAAAAACCCAACGTTAGCACCACAGTCAACAACAATATCACCTTTTTCCACCTCAACACCATGTCTTGAGTACTCGTGGTCTAACCAAATTTCTTTAAACACTGATTCACACCATTTAACATCAAAATCTGGATGTTTAGTGTTTAATTTGTGGCCGTGTAAATACATTAATTAGTAAAAATCGCTGCGTAGTCGTTATCTTTATTTTTATCTTTTCTATCTACAATAGAATAACCTGGTAAATGTTTAGTATAGATCTTGTTAGCCATTGCACCGTGTAATTTAGCAACCTTGGTCATCCAAAGATCAAACGCATCCCATTTACAAGTTTCAAATCTTTCCACAAAAGTAGGTAATTTTTCTCTATTAATCAAGTAGGATTGTGCTGGTGCAAAAATACTTAGGTTAAGCATTAAATCTTCACGTTCACCACTATATTTTTCAGCACAGTAATTACCAAAACCAACCATATCAACATTTTCCTCTTTAGCTAATTGAGACCATCTAATTAAATTGTCATACAATTCTTGATAAGGTGCGTCAATGATAACATCACCCTCAAACACTAAAATAAAATCATATTTATTGTTATCTGGTAAAGTAATACCATTTTTGTGTGCTAAGAAACAACCATAGTGCCCTGGGGACAACTTGAAGTATCCTGGTTCAGATGCGACATCATGTGGTCTATTGCAATTATCAGCTGGTGGTAAATCCTTATAGATTTCATTTACTTTTTGATAGTATTCAACGTTATCAAAAGTATTAGCAAAATCTTTTAAAGAGAACGCTGATCGTAACTCTTTGGGGTTACTTGATGGTTCGGTAACTAAATGTACAATTCTAATTTTAGGTTGTGAACTGTCGTTGTTAGTTAGTAAATTAACACTATTGTGATCGCCTTTATAGTCAAAATTACCGTTATTTGGTAAAACATTTGTGATATAATTATTATCAATCTTTATAAATTTACTCTCAATAAACTGCTGTGTATCTTTATCAAATGATTGATAGTCAACCGTATATTCAGCGTTTTCATCTAAATTATAACCAACCATATTATACCACGCACCTCTACCTGTTACCGTGATTTGCTCTTCTTTAAGTAAAGACCCGTTTTTATTAATGGTAATATTAACAATTCTACTATCAATTGAGTTTGAAACTTGGAAGTAAACAGCAAATGAATTAGGGATATTAGTCGGTAGTATTGTAAAATATTCTACCCTAGAATAATCTCTGTGATTAAAATTAGTTGCCACCTCAGTTTTAAATTGCTCTTCACCAACTAATTCAATCTGATTCATTTTATCTTTAAAGGCAAAATACATCATATTTTCATACCCATTACTGAATGAACCCCATTTAGTCCTTAAATTTTCATAACCCTGGGCATCAAAAATTGGTTCAACGGTATTTAAATAAAAAGATGGTTTAATACCCATGAAAAACGTTGTAACAGAATGACCCTCTGGGTTATTTGGCATATCACCAAAATAAGCGGATTTTGTATCCAATACATTTGAAACGTTATCTAAATACGCATCGTTTTTAAGTACGTAATCATAGTTAAGGAAATAAACTTTTTCCATACCTAATTCATTAGCTAATGCGGCACCGTTATAATAGTTTGTATAACAAGTTGGGCCGTGATAAACATCATTACCCTCACCCCTTAGGTTAACAAACGCAAAGAAATCATCTTCACTATATCTACTCTGTGAATAAAATGTGTGTTTAGTTAAAATATTATTTTTATCGTATATAGAATAGTCAACCAAACTTTGTAAATCTGGTGAGATTGGTAAATGTGATGTTAAAATAACTTTTCTACCTGTTTTTTTAGCGGCTAAAATACATTCAACTGTTGTATCAAAAGCGCTTTTTGTTGTTGGGTAGGTGGAAATGATAACAGCTTCCTTTTCTCTGTTAATTTCCTTAACTTTTGGTTGGAATCCTATACCATTTTCAAGAACTTCTGTGATTAAAGAACAATTTTTGTTAAAATCTGTAAAATCTAAGTACTTGATGTTATCAAATTTATCAAAGTAATTCAAATAAACACCAAGGTTGTAAATTAAGATTGGTAAATTCCAGGAAATGGCCTCACGGATAACCAAAGGCATTGTTTCTTTATCATTATCTGTACCTCTTGAGGTGAATAAGAATAAATCCATCGACTGATAAAATCTATCAACATCTTTTCTTTCACCGTGCCAAACAACATTACTTGGTTTATCGATCATTAAAGGTTCCCAGTAATGAGCAAAGTTACCAGCTTGATTACCGACAGAGTGAAAAACATAATCAGGTAAAGACTTGGCGTATTCAAAAAATTCTTTTTGATTTTTTCTTGGTGTGAATAAACCAACGTGTAAAACGTGTTTCTTACTTGGGTCCAAACCAAAATCTTTTAAAGCATCTTCTCTGTTTGGTCTTTGTTTATACTCAATTGGGTATTCAACCAAAACTTTTGGGATATCAATTGATTCAAATAACTTAATTTGCCAATCAGAAACAAACATAAATTTGTCTGGGAAAAATTTCTTTTGTGTGGCATCATATGATGAATCGTGAGAAGTTTCTACAATAACATAATTACGATCTTTTTTGTAGATTTCTTTTGCAACCTCAAAATCCATAAAATATTCTGGAATTTCTTCTAGGTGAATAATATCTGGTGACACCTGATTGATAATATCAATCAATTGCATTTTGTTTTCTTCCAGTGTAAAGAATTTATCTGGAGAAACCATTGAAGTTATTTTATCCCTTTGTACAACTAGTACACCACCAGTGTGGTTAGACCATTCAATAACATAAATGTCAAATGAGTCTTTTAATAATTCAATTTTTTTGGTTAGGTACTGTGGTAAACCGCCTGTAGACAAGTGTGGAGCGATGTATAGTAATTTTTTCATAAATATTTCTAATTAATAATACAAATATAGTAAAAGTAGAAACAAATATAAACAAAAAAGGGTGGAAAAAATCCACCCTTTTGAAAATTAATGTAACCCTAAGATTATCTTAAACCTGTGATACCGAAGCTAACGATATTTTTACACTTGATTACACCATAGAAACGGTTGTTAACCATTTTCTTAGCGTAACGAGTCATAATACCTTTAACTGGTGCAAAAGTGAACGGGTTGTACATTGTAGGAGTTAATTGCATTGGCACGTATGGTGCGTAAATGTAACCTGTATCCAACAAAGATGTACCTTTGTGACCCATTAAGATTGTATCAGCTGGGAAGTAAGGATCACGGTAAACTTGGTATCTTCCACCCAATGAACCGATTCTTTCAATACCCATGTTATATTTGTCTTGCTCTGGAGCAGCGTTAGATACGTGGAAGTATTCTAAGTCGTCCAAGATAGCTGAAATCTCAGCAGAAACTACGATCCAGTTAGCACCACCTCTTAAAGTAGCTTTGTGGATTTGTGCAGAAACTTGGTTGATTGCAGTAACCAAAGTTTGGTTCCAATCTTTTTGAGTGTAGAAACCGTTTGCAGCAGTTATACCACCTGTGTTAACTCTTGTTCCAGAGTAATCCCAAGTCAATCTCCATGCAGCACCTCTACGTAAGTCACGTAAAATTTCACGGTCAATCTCAGCAGCAACTTGCTCAGACAATAAAGCTGTCAATTCAGCTTCTGCATCAATGTTATGGAACGCTGATACGTCTTGAGCTAATTCTGGAGACCATTGAGCTCTTAACTTTCTTTCGATAACAGAAACTGTTACAGATTTAAGTTCGAAGCTTACTTCACCCATTTGATCATTGTACTCTAAAGATTCGTATTCTTTAGCTGTTACTGTGAAACCAGTTAAAGGTAATGATACTGATGAACTGTTGTTAACAATAGCGATATAGATATCACCATTAGCTGCCATAACTGAGTTACCATATTTTTGAGCTGGTAAATAGAAATCGAAGTCAGCGTTAGCGGTTGCAGATGCAATTGCTAATGTAGACATAACTTCTTCAGCGTTTTCCCAGTTAGTGATAGCTGAACCAAAGTTAACTTTGATAATTTCAGTTGAACTTACTGGAACTGCTGTACCCGTTTTAGTTGCGTAACCGTCACCAGCGCCTGAATCAAACTGATACAAGTTAGCGGTTGTTTTAGTACCTGTTAAAGTAGTTGCAGCACCTTTAGAGTTGTCATAAAGACCGTTCTCTCCGTAGAAAGAGTCATAAAGGTTAGCGCTAACTGAAGTTCCAGTTGGGTTGATACCAGCCGTAGCTGAATCAAACACTGAATTCTCCAATTTAGGTACGAAGTAGAACAATTTACCGATAGGTAAGTTCAATGCTTGTACAGAAACGATTTCGTTAGCTAATAATTTAGAGAATACTCTTCTCACGATTGGGAATACCACTGTTTCGAAAGAACCTTCGCTACCTAAAGCAACTGATTCATTAAGCATATAAGATGCTTGGTTTTCAAATAATTGTGCGATATTCTCTTTTCTGTGACCACCTAAGCCTTCTAAAAGACCTAAGCTGTCCCATCTGTTAATTACGTCAGTACGTACAGCTTTCAAATGATTTAAGCTCACGTTACCAACTTTTCCTGATTCTAATAATGCTCCCATTTTAGTATTTTTTTTTTAAGTTTGTTTAATTATTGTTTAATTTTAGATTTTACCGATGATCTCACGAATTCTATCTAATTGTGGATTCGTATAGGCCGTTGATTCATTTAATTTTGATGAACCGCTAGCTTTTGGTGTTTCCATAATTTTTTCTTCAACCATCTGTTTTGTTGCTGTTTTGTTCGAACTAAATTGTGATTGCATTGTATTAAAGATCTCTCTTGATTCGTTTAGGTTTTTAGCACTATCGAATCTCTTAAGGATATCTAATTTTTCATCCTTAGTTGTAGAGTTTTCAGTAATCAATTTAATCGAATATGTCAAATTAGATGAGAACAAAGCAACTTCTTGCAATTGAGACTTAAGGTTTTTAATAGCAGACTTATAATCTGATTCAGAACTTTTAAATTCTTCAGTCAAATTTTTAAAACCAGTTAATTCCTTAGTCTTTTTATTATTTTCAGCCACGGCTTCTTGGTATTTTTTTCTCATAATAACCAAACTCTCGTGTAACTCTTTTTCTTTTAATTTTTCATTAGATTCAACCGTTTCCTCAACAGTCTCTTCTTTATGTTTAGCTTCGTTGTTTCCGTAACCTTCCATCTTTTCGTGAGATAATTCAGCTAAAGCTGTTATATCCTCTTCTTTGATTTCAATTTCAAAAACTGGCTCTTCTTCTTTGATCGTTTCATCGTGAGATTCCCCAAATTGTTGTTTAACAGCATCATTTTCTTTAAGTTCATCAGTATCCTCAGCAGGTACTTCAACGTCATCCGCAGGTACTTCTTCTTCAGATCCTTCTTTACTGGAAGGGTTAATGTTAATCTGTAAACCACCTTCAGGTGTTTGTACGATTTCGATTTCGTCAGCAGGTTCCATAAGGTTGAAATGGTTAATAACATCCTCATCTGATTTATCGGTTAAGTCGATAACTTCTTCACCTTCTTCACCAGAAAGTTCAGATGCGCCATCGCCCATACCGTCACCATTATTATCTGCTTGATCTAAATCACCAGGTAAATCATCACCTGGCATGTCATTTGTAAACTCTTCGTCATCAACGATCTCTTCGAGATTGTTTTTAACAATTTCTTCTAATTCTTCTTTAAGGGTGCTCTTTAATGCGTGATTAGCATTCATAGACACAGCCTCTCTTAATTCTTGAATCTCAGCAAGAGTTTCTGCTAAAATATTTGTTTTGCTCATGTTTTAATTTATTAAAAAATTATTATGATAGGTTATCTTAGTAATAAATACTATAAAAAAACCAAAAAGACAAAAAAATTTTAAAAAAGCCCAATCTTGCAGGTTATTGCAAAAAAAAACCACCCGATTATGGATGGTTTTGTATTATTTTTAGTTATTTTATTCAGCGTTGATATCAACATCTTTTGGGATAATTAGTCTGGCTATCCTAGACTCATCAATTTTTAAGATCCTAAAATCACCCATCGTACCCTCAAGATCCTTGATTACAGAGGCTTCTGCGTCAGTAACTGAGATTGCTTTAGTAAGATAATTTTCTTTAATCTTTTTAATTTTACCTGTTTGTTCGTCTTCAACAACAAACTGAATTGTAACTGTGTACCAATAATATGTTTTCATAAAAAATTTTTTAATTGTTACAATCTTAGGAAATTTTTAGACAAAAGTCAAATTAAAACTTCAAAAATTTGTTTAATCTAGCCATTATTGGGTCTTCGGTTTTATCCTTACTCTCCTCAATTTCTTTAGGTTCACTTAAAACTTCATCATATTTGTTAAAGTCTTGGGCATCTTTATAAAGGTATGAACCAGGTGTTGATGGTGATGATACGATGTCCCAGCAGATTAATTCAAAGTCATCTTGAACAAGATTTTTACCATTAATCTTTTTAAGACTACCAACCCCTCTAGATGAAATACCTAATGTCATACCATAACCTAAATAATGTGCGACTAAATCGCCATTACATGATATAACACCACTTCTTCTAAAACCCTCGGAAACTAATATCTCTAATTTACCAATAAGCACATTATCTTTCCAAAACATATCGACTATTCTATGGGGTGATCCACCTTTAAGTGAAATAACAGATTCTTGTGGGTGATCTAATTCGTGGAAACTAGCGTTACGTGCAATAACTTCTTTATAGTTTTCAACTTCTCTCCTTAAGATATCTTCTGGATATACTCTACCATTTCTATTTTCAACACCGTATTTTTGTAATGTTGCGTAATAATATATTGGCCCAGATAAATCAATGGCACTGCTAACTTCTTCTTTTATAATCTGACTTTGTAACACTTCAGATACTGAACCAGCATCGCCCTCAACTAAAATACCAAAACCCTCTTCGTTTTCTTTTAAAATTTTTAATCCCATTGCTATATGATTATATCTAATAAATATAGCGAAAACGTATTAAGTACCGATTTAATCCTCAGAAAAATTAAATCCAATTTTTTCATCAGCTATTTTAGAGTTCTTTAACCTTTTAATTGTCTCAGTATAATCGTTTTTTAGAATATACAATGAAATAAAAGCTTCTTTAAGATGGGCCATTGTGTATTTCTCGCTATCCTTAACAAGTTTATCTATGTCGTATAAAGCTTTATCCTCTTCAGTTAAAATAGATTCGAAATATAACTTCCTATCGTTAATAGTCGGTTTTTCTATCTTATATTTTTTATCGAATCTAGATGGTCTATCTTTAATTCTTTCAGGTATTTTTTCCAGGTTATTTGTTGTCGCAACATAGACAACGTTTTCAATTGAGTTTAAACCGTCCAAAAAATTCAAAAAAACTTCTTCACCAAATTTTTCTATAACCAAATCAAGATCTTCAATTATACATAGCAGCGGCCTTGTTTTCTCAACCTTCCTAACTAACTTAGCTAATTCAACCCAATTAAACGGATTATCAAAATATATTGATATACCATCGTATTTTTTTAACTCATCTACGAGCAAGTGTATTAGGGATGTTTTACCACAACCAGGATCACCGTATAATATAATACCTCTTTTGGGTGTTAGATTATATGTCCTAAATCTTTCAATATTATCCCAAAATTTCTTAAGGTCTTCGATTATTTGATTGTGTGGTAGTGATGGTAAATGAAAAAACTCATCACTTTTATAGTTTAATTTTGAGATACCGAAGCCGTTACCTTCGTTATATATCATACTATATAAACCAGAATCTACAGTGGCAACTGTTTTAAAATTAAAATAAAAATCGTTGTTATTAATTGTGTACCATGATTCTATTGAGGGAAGGATTCGCTCCAAATGATTATTCATTATAGAAACACTCTCTTCTAAAGGTATTTCTTCGTAGTCAAAGTCGTGTTGTTCTCGCATTCGATTTTTTTGAAAAGTAATTTAATTTATTTTGTTCCAGGGATTCAATTATAAGATTAGATAACTCTCGCATTTTTTTAAACATTAAAGTTGAATTAAATTTTAACTTTTCTTTAGGATATACAGTTAACTCAATAAACATAAAACTTTTTTTGTTCTCTGACATACCAGAGGCCCTTAAATCTAAATCAACAATAAAGTTTTCATTAAATACTATTTTATCAATATTCTCTTTAACCCTAACCATTATTTGTTTACGCATTAATCTTATATAAGAGTCATAGTTTTCTATATCCTTTGGTTGTACCCAAGATTCTACGTTTATATAGACTGCGTTTAATTTTACGGCATCAATCGTACCGTATTTAACTCGAAATCTCTCGTCTGTGAAGAGTTTCTTTTCTTTTCCAAATTTGCAATGCATTCTGTTTTTTCATATTTTAATGTATTTTATTATTTCTTGTTATAATAATAAGAAAAAAAGGTCATTAAAGCAAACTTTAACTATTTATATTAAAATAATCAAATCAAAAAAAACAAATCATGAAAAAATTTAAGAACTTTATGAAAGGTGTCTTTAGTTGGGTTACAGGCCTTTTTAAAGATGAAAAGGGTACGCCCTCATCAAAGAGATTTGTGGGTATCATGTGTTCACTATGTCTTTGCATCACTCTTTACACAAACTCATTTACGGAAGCACATGTTACACCTTCTGACACCTTAGTTAACGCAGTTGCTTTATTAGCTTTTGGTTGTTTAGGTTTATCATCGGTTGATAAATTTACGGCCACTAAGAAAAGTATTTCATCAGCCACTAAAACTTCGGAAACTGAGACTGACGCTATTGTTCAGGAAACCGAATAAGATATTCCGCTATAAGCGGTGTTTTAGGACCGTTCCAGTTATGGGACAAAAAAAAGCCAGGATTCGCTACCCTGGCTTTACTTTTTTATGAAGAATTTTTTTTTATTCGAAACTTTTCTTAAGATCGATAATATTATCTATCGTTTCTAGAGATGGTTTTTCATTTTTAATCCCATTTAATTTTGTTCTAACTTCTAATAATTTTTTAACAACGATTATGTCATCACTTTTATTTATGGTTTCCTCAACCATTGCCTGAGTGCTTTCAACTAACGTTGCGTAATAGTTATTGATAGCAGATTCATCATTTTCAGCAAACAAATTTAAAACCTTAACCTGTTCCTCATTTAATTTTGATATTTTATCAACTAAACTATTGTTAATTTTATCGATAGACTCTTTTAACGACTCATTAGATTTTTCTACCCTAATTAAGTGTTTAATTAAGTTAGTTTTATGTGAAACTTTTTCAACCAAAGATAATTTTTTACTGAAAACCAACTGATCAATACTTTCATTAACGGTACCTTTAATTGATACCGTATTTTCAATTAAAGTTTTAAGTTTATCAACAACAGATAAATCAAAAGATTTTAAGTGTGCGATTGATTCTTCAACAAAGTCTTTAGCGATTAATTCATCATTGAATCTCATTGTGTTTAACAAATCGTAAACCTCATTAAATTCTTTTAATGTATTATTCTCTTTTAAGACTTTAACGTATTTAGTAAAAGATTTTTTAAAGTCCTTTTCACCGTTATCTTTATAAGTTTTCTCTAAATTAGAGAGAATGCTTTCTTTTAATTGTCCAAACATTTTTTTAGTTTTAATTATAAATATCTCTTATTCTAATAAACTATCAATCTCGCTGATTGTTTTTTTAATACTTTCGTTTATAAACCTATTTTTAGCATCTAGTTTTTTCCTAGTTGTTTCAGCTAAAGGTTCTTCTGGTACGGTTGGTTCAGCAGCTGGTGCGGCTTCAGCACCTAGATCAACGCCAGCTTCTGCTCCTGGTACTTCTAATGGTGTTGTGAAATCAGTTCCAGCGCTATCACCACCGCCCATGTCGCCACCACCGCCCATACTTTGTGCGGGTGCGCTACCGTCAGCACCTAAAGTCATGTTGTTAGGATCTATTTTATAAAGTTTATATATATCTCTGAATATACCAGTTTGTTTAATTGTTTCACCCAATGATTTAAGTTCCTCACCGCCAGCTTTTTCAACAGCTTGTCTTTGAATGTCAAGTTTAATCTCATCGTCACTCATATTCAAGATTTCTTTTTTAGCGTATGTCATAGAAACAGCACCAAAACCATTACCAGCGTCAGAAACAGCATCACGATATAACTGAATTTTTTCTTTCCAGTTTTGTATCTTAAGCATTTCAGCTTGTGTTGACGGGCTAGTTAATGTTATTGTAAAGTTTTCTAAATCATCTTCAAAACCTTTTGTATAAAGGTGTATAATCGCCATCTTGTTTAACTCCTGGATAAGGGCTTTTTGTACTCTATGTACAGCTCTGGCAAAACGAACGTCAAGAATAGCTAAGTTTTTACCGTCACCAGTGGCTTCCTCAAAACCAATAAAAGCTTTAGGAACCCTTAGGGCTGCTAACATTTTCTTTTGGATGTATTCTATATCCGCAATCTCAGAAAGGTTTTGTGCGCCAGGTAACGTCTCAATAGGCATCGCTAACCCTGGGTCCCTAACTGGTATAAAATAATCCTGGTCAACAGCTAATGCATTGTAACGTGTATCCTGATTACCGTTGTTTTTATCAACCATATTAACTCTTTTGAAGTTATTAGCAATCTTGTCAACATAAGCATCAACATCCTTATCATCCATATTACCAACAAACACTTTATAGACACGTCTTTCTGGTGCTCTAGTAACACGATAAACCAACATAGCATCTTCAGATAATAGTAACTGTTTCCAAATTCTTCTTACTTTTTCAAGCATTGACGTACCGTAAGGTAATCTTCTATCGTCACCAAGTAATCTAAAGTGGGATATCTCAAATGAATTAAATTCAACGTTTTTATCTTTCCAGAAAAATTTAATATTTTTTTCCTTTTGTTGATCATCTAAACTAGTTACTTTTGAAAAACCAGGTTCAGATCTTGTCATCTCAATATTTGGTAATTGTGTAACACCCACAATGCCTTGGCCAGGTACAACTTTATTATAAACAAAGTTATCACCGTATTTACATACGTTTCTTGCCCAAGATGTTAAGTTGGCGTTTATATCCAAAATATTCTCAAACAAATTAGTTAATTCGTTTTTAATTCTACTACTATCGGAATAAATTGTTATAACCTTACCGTTTTCATTTGCTGTTGTAGATTCTTCGGCAAATATATCTAACGCAACGGATATTTCTGGTGTATATTCCATAGCCTCGTAATCATAATACGATGCAATTCTTGTTGGTTCGTAATAAACCGCTTTTTGATAAAGTTCATTATCAATCTTTTTCCATTGGTTCTGTAAATATAGGGTTTGTTGCGCCTCTAATTTTTTCTGATCCAATTCAGAACCCTTAAGTCCATCAAATGAACTTGGGTCGATAACGTATTTTGGGCCATCGACCTCATTACCTAGTGTTTTGTTAAGTCTTTGATATATTGTTAATCTATTATTTGCCATATTTTTTAATTTACGTATTCACAGTTTACATATGGTGGAAATTTGTAGTTTTCAACATCTTCATTCCACTCTTTCTTTTGTACATATGTTGTGGTACCATCAGATTCTGGTGAGCATTTTATCGCTTCGACATTTCTATCTAGGGCCCTACCATCTAACTTACCACTTGATTTTTCTTTTGATCTAACGATCGAGGTTGAACCTGGTCCGCTACTTCTTGCTTGTTTAATTATTATGTTTCCCATTTTAATTGTGATTTTATAATTTTTATTTTATTGTGGTTTTGTTTTCATAACACCAAATAACCAACCAAATTCTTTTGTGTTCATCATATTATTATTTGTAGCAAATTCATCCGAATTATAATATGACTTATCTGGATTTGGTGAGCTAGTCACATCTTTTAATAAATAGTCCGCATCTGTTTTTACGTTATTAGTTGTTATCTTCCAACTATCTAACATGGCCCTGGTCATATTATCAGATTCTTGTAATCTTTTAAATGATGTATTAGCCACAAATAGACACATACCAAGAGCCATAATAAGGTCATCATGTGAACCTTTCATATGGTCTGGTTTACCGTTCTTATAAACGAATTTTTTTAATTCAGCTGTTAACCTTTCACTACGAATTTTAAAATTACCTCTAGACACAGCCTCTTCTAAAGCGGCCACAATTTGGCTTCTTCTGTTTTTTGACGCAAAATTTATACCTGGGATAGAAGTTTCATCTGGTATAAAATACAAGCTGTTATTATCACCTTCTTTATCGTAGTGTAATAATTTTTTAGGGTAACCTAGATCTTTGAGTTTTTGTGTTGATGCAATACCCATACCACCAGTAATATCAAAAGTTGATAATGCATCATACATTCTACCGTATTGGTCAACTATTAAAGCGGCAACATCTGGTGGAACTTTACCGTGATATTCCAAAACTTGTTCAAATGTATCATAGTCAATAATGCACATACCTGTGGCATCTTCAGAATCACCACGTGATACGTCAAGCGCTAAAATATATCTATGACCCTTTTCAGGTAATTTCCATATCCATAAGTTACTATCCCAAGCCTTATCTTTAACAATTGGGTCAATAACATTTTCTTGTTCTTGTTTTCTAATAACATCACCCTCGATAACGTTATCACCTGAACCAATAAAAGCGCATTCCAACTCTTGGTTGATCATACGTTTATTAAAGTTCATGTCCCTACACATATTTTCATACCATGAAGAGTGCGGTTTGTAACCCTCGTTAATGAATTTGAGTGTTACATCTAGGTGTAAATCAATGGCCGATTCAATAATATCCTCATCTCTCTCAGATGCGGGTTTTTGGAACCAATCCACAATATCTTTAGTTTTGACTAACTTTAAATCTTTGTTGAATCGTGGGTCTTGCCACCATTTTAAATGGGTCACACAGAAACTATTATCACCTTTAATAGCACCTTCATACGAAGCGTAGTAAATTGGATCTAATCCGTTAGGGGTTGAAATTAATACAGCTTTACCACCAGTACCAATTGAAGCAAGACACGCTGTCCATAGCTCTTGACCACCTTCAACGAAGGCAGCTTCATCAATTAATAAGACAGTTGGTGTATAACCACGCAAAGCATCCTGTGATGTTGCAACGGCTTTAATTTCGGAACCGTTAGATAACCTAACGTGTTTTTGTGATGATTTATCAAATGAAACATTTACCCAATCAGGTAATTGTTTGATAAAGTTAATGATTTTGTTTTGGAACTCTATCGCTGTTTCCTGTTTGTTTGCAAGGATCAATACCTTCTCAGGTCTGTCTGGGCTAGCAAACGCTGTTAACACCGCTGAATACGCTGCTGTAACTGTTGAGATACCAGCCTGGCGATATTTTAAAACTAAATTAAATCTATGTTTTCTATAATTGGAAACAAGCTTTCTTTGACCATCAAAAAGTTGAAACGGGACATAACCTTCCCTTGTCTTATCAAAAGTTTCAAAATAACTTTCTATTACATAGCAAGGGTCTTGAGAACATTTTGTGTACTCTAAAAGTAATTCTCTTTTATTTGTAATTTGTTTTGACAAAGTCTTTTCTTTCCATATAAATAGTTTATTATAGCCCTAAATCACTTAAACTAATACCATCAAGGTCATCATTATTGAAATTATACTCCATAATTTCGATCCTCTTTTCCTTAATAATACTATCAATTTCTTTTTTAGCGTAATCAGGTCGATGCTCAAGTAATGACATAAAGTCAATAAAATCTTCAGCATCTTTTTTGAACAACTCAATTACAACTAGTTTTTTAATGTCATAATCTTGCGGATCAATTAAGCTATGCAAATTACCCCACATTGTTGGGAACAATCTAATATCCCACAACTCAGCGATGATTGTGTCGGTATAATCTATAATTTTCTTAGCCCCTTCTTTTGGTAAACCAGCAACAGAGAAAAGCGAAATAATACCTTTTGTCATTTCCAAAATTAATATTGGGAAATTCATAGCTTTAGCTATAATTTTAGGTGTTTCTCCGCTAAAGTCAAGCTCAACGTAACCAGCATTGTTAGAATCATTCGATTCAATTTGCTGTTGGAAGTCTTCATCGCTAATTAGATAATAGAATAAATCGTTTGCAATTAAAGCTTTTTGATAAAAGGGTATAACCTCAGGCACAATTTTTTCAATTTCATCACGATAAAGGTGAAATAAATAAAGTGCCCTTAGTGACGCACCTTGAGCAAAGGCGTTTATTGTTCTTCTTTTGACAACCTCAGCAAGCAATTCCTCATCGTTTTCGATTTCTTCTTTTTCTTCTGGTGTTAAAGGTGTTTCCATACTCATTTCATCAGGTAATTTAATAGTACCTGGCTCCATTATCTCAAGGTCAAAAATAACCTCGTCATAACCCAGATTCCATTCATCACGGATGATTTTTTCAGCTAATTCACAAAGAGCGACTCTTTTACCACTTTCCATATTAGTGGCTTTAAACATTGCTGAACCAGCTGACATCATAACTTCCATTGGGTGGATGAGTTCTTTTGGTATTTGAAAAGTTGTTGAGTATGAATCAACAAGCTCTTTATACCTTTCCGATGCAATCAGTTCTTCACGCCAGGATTCTGGATGGGTACTCTGATCGTAATAAGGTAACTTACCCAGTGGGTGGTTTCTCTTCGAAAGTTTTTCAATCGTTGATTTAGCGATTAAGTTTGGGTAATCACCCAGTTTGATTCCTGAATTTCTCATAAAAAAAAATGCCTTGTTTATTATAACAAGGCAAATATAGATAAATTTTTTTAATTAACCAAATTTTTTAAGCTTTTGGTTTACCTTTTTCGTTTTCATTCGGTTTAGGAATGTCGATTTTTGAAGGATTTTTTGTTGGGTTTGGTGTTGTTACTGGCGTTTCAACAGGACGTTCAATAGTTTTTGTTTCCCTTTGATTATTTTTCATATTATGATTTTTTTTGATTTTTAATGTAATCTAAAATATCGGATTTATTCAATTTTGGTTTTTCCGACTCTGCAATAATACGAAAGATTTCTGAATTAACAAAATTTTCTTCAATTTTTTCGGTTTCTTCTTTAAGAACATCTAACATCCTTCTTAATTCACGGTAAGCTTCTTTCTCTTTACCATCTTTTAATAAAGCAACCACTTTTTTAACAATCCAACCCCTATTACCTAATTTCTCAACCACGCTTTCAAATTGGATTGGGTCCATTTTACTTATAACCATATTTTGTTTTGGTTCGGCTAGTTCAGGTTTTTTATCTGGAAATAAACTAAGTTGATTTGGGTTTGGCCCAACAGCGTTAGTAACTTTAAAATTACCCTCTTGTTCTAAAGCTTCTTTAGCGTCATCAAAAGTTTTAATCTGCTCAGAATCGTTATCAGCCATATCATAATGATAAACAGTGTTAGCGTAATCTATAACACCTTCTTCATCCGTTGTTTCTACTTTATCACCATTTTCATCAAAGATATCATACTTTGTATCATCATACTTAGGTCTATTTCTTTCGTTCCATGGTAAACTGTAATAAGTGTACCCACCAGTTAACCTCGAAATCAATTCGTCAATGGTATCTTCTTCCGTCCAGCTATTAGCTGACTCGTCACTAGATTCAGTTTGAATAGTTGCTTCGGCATCTTTTTTAACTTGCATTAATTGTGTAATAGCCTCTTTCGCTTTATCTAATGATGCTATAGCATCCTGTGGATTTGCTACGATATTACTTATTGTATCATCCGAATTTTTTGTATTGTCTTCCATTATATTTTTTGTATTTCTTCTTTGTTTATTATGGTAAGTAGTTTATCCCTACTGTAAATTTTTTCTTTAACTGACTCCATTGTTTCAGCGTATCTAAAAACCAATCTTTCGTCAATTTCTGGTGATTCGGTTTCCCAACCCAAAGCAATAATACCCTCAACGCAATCATACATTGAGAATGTATCGGAATGGATTGCCAAAGATAATTCAATATCTTCAGATTTTAAAATACCGACAGTTTCGACCTGATCAATATTTGGTGGGGTTGGTGTACCGCTTGATGCTGGTTGAACGTCCCAATCTTCACCATATTCAATATTATCAGTTCTTTTCGCAAATATGAATTCGTAGGTGTTTTGTCCTTTAAAATCCTTATTTAACGGGTTTATATAAATTAAATACATATTTATTTCACTTTATTTACGACATGAAAACTAAGTTCATTATCAAATATTAATATTTCACCACCTGTTTCAACTTTTATGTCAACAAAATACGTCTGTGGTACTAACCATGTTGTGTCTAATGTAAAATAGTTGTTATTAAAAGATTTATTAGCTATTTGCCAATCCATTATTGTGATAATAGCTGGGCCTTGTCTAACATAAATCCTATAATAAACGGTATTACTAACGTAGTACTCGGAAACAGTATAAGGTTTTCTTAAAAGGATATTAACCTTTCTTTTCTCACCTTGTGATAACCTCTCTTCTCTTCTAATACCACTAACACTTAAACCATATCTAGTATCATCCAACACATCGATATCAAAGTTATAGTATTTATCAGCATCTATTGGAACAAATCTTAATCTAACATCTGGTCTAGCGGACCCTTTATAAACAATGTCACTCCAGATATCTTTATACTCTGTGTAACTTGTTAAAAGATCTTCATCACCAGCAACATTAACGTAATAAACACCTTTTGTTTTTTGGTTAACCGTATATCCAGTTCCACCAATAGTGCAGCTTGGTAGGTTGTCTAGATTCTCTAACTTACCGTCTATTATTGAGTAGAAGAATAGTTTATTGTTTTTACCTAGATAAAACGTAACCCTATCATCTTCAATATGATCATCGTACTGCGTCTCAACAAACGGTTCAAAAAATGTTTGTGTGTGTCTAGTAAATAAACCTAATGCAAAAGTCTTTTGTTCAACACTATAGTCTAAAGCCTCAATAGCATCGCTATATTTTAAACAAAAACCAAAATACGTAGTTCCTGTAGTGGAACCAGTTGTTACCCCAGTTGTCGATCCAGTTGTCGATCCAGTTGTCGATCCAGTTGTTATACCAGTAATCACACCATTTGTAATGTAATTATTAACAAAACTAGTGATATCCATTTCGATATCTTCATTACCTAGGTCTAAATGCTGTGTTGCTATTGGGGTAGTCCCATTAACAGTGCCTGGTACGGTAAAATTGCTGGTATTTGTTGCTTTAAACCAGTTTGATGGTTCTAAAGCGTAATCTTTATTCTCGGGTATGCTAGTTAATGATGGTGTAAAATCATAACCAGAACCTTCATCCCATAATTTATCAACAACGTGTAACTCAAGATCAAAAGATGTTGGTCTGTAGTTATCGTTGAATAACAAATTATTACTCGTACTTAAAAAATCTTTAATGTCAAAACTAGAAGTATTCTTAATTTTAAGGATATGTTTAGTTTTACCATCTATATTAATCACTTTGTTTGTGATTAAATTCTTGATCTCGTCAAAAGAACAATAGAATAAAAATCTACTACGTTTAGCACCAAAATATAGTTCGGATATCTGGTTTCTACCAGTATTCACTTCACTATCTTTTACAATAGTGTTATTTTTATCAAAATATGTTCTGTATATGCCCATAGTAATAAATATTTTAATTAATGCGGAAGTTATGATTTATTATGCTTGTTGGTTGATTTAAATTGTTTCCGTTTATTTCTTGGGTCAATTCACCCTGTAAATCTGTTAATAATTTTCTAGCATCATTACTTATAGAATCTTGTACCTGACCTATTGAGTGGCCGTGCGTTAAAACGATATTGATTAGTTTATTAACCAGCTCCAACATTTTTTCACCTCTAACCCAACCATATGTTCGGTAATCTCTTTTACCATCACTTGTTAAAGCTGACAAAAACTTAGAAACGGTTTCCATAGACATCCCGTCTGCTGGGTTATCTAAATAATTTGGTGAGTTTATACTACTTAAAAATAAAAACTTATCAGCGTACATTACTTGAGCTGTAACATCTTTATTCTCACTTTTCTCTTCAACGCTTGTTTTTGTTTCGGTGGTTTGCGCTTGTAATTCCTGGTTACCAATAAAACGATCTTCAGAATATTTTTTAATCTTACCGATAAACTTATTAAATTCATCAAATCTAGCATAATCCAAAGAAGCTGTGTCAGCGGGTTGGGTTTTAGGTATACCCAATTCATTTTGGAGTTGTACAGTGGGTGTTGTGTATTTATCCCTGTTTGATGGGACTATTCTAACAACAAAATTGTTTAAATTAGGGACAACGTCTGTCGCCTCATTATTAGCACCACCAGAATTTGGTTTTGCTTGGATTCTATTTACTAACGATATTAAACTACCCTCACTATCAATTTTTTGTGTACCAACTAACTCTGGGTTATAGTATTTTATCTTTTTCTCTCTATATGATGAAATGATATCTTCAATAGCTTTATCCATTAGATCCACACTATTAAAATCTAAAGAGTGTCTAATTGTGTATTGGTTCCTAATGTTACCAGATGTATAATCTTTTAACTTATTATATAATTTTCTAGTCAAACCTTTTTTACCCTTGTTGTCTTGGGTGGTTTCTAAGGTATCGTACAGACTTACTGTACATTTTATATTCTTATCAGTTAAAGCGTTTTTTCTGTTATATTCAAAAATTAACTCAACAAAAAAATCGAGAAAAACATCCTTTTTAGTTGTTTTTGTTTCTTTTTTTTCTTTATATGTTAAAGCTTTTTTATACTTAGAAATTTGAAATAACGGGTACTGAGTTTTTCTTGTTTTATTTGTTATATGGTCTAATCTAATTAACACACGGTTATTACCGAGATTAATCTGCTCATTGTTTAACCCAGAAAAAACAGAATCATTTAAACTATTAGATATTTCATTAGGTATAACAGATTTTTCTTTTGTATTCTGTTCTTTATAAGTACTATAAAGAAAAACTGGGTCATTTGTTATTGGCCCAACGTATAATTGACCGTTTTTTGTTTTAATTAACCTAACTAATTGACCTGGTTTTGGTGTGATGTTTAAATTACTAGGTAAAAATGGTTGTGCCAAAAACTCATCAAGGAATTGGCCCTTTGTAACAGTATACGACCATTCAGTATATTGGGCTCCGTTAATGTTTTTATTTTTGATAGCATTTTGTATATCCGTAACGGTAACATAACCCTTATACGCTTCATATGGGGCAACACGTATTCTACCATGATTTAAAGGATCCTGGTTATCAAAACAAATACCTAAAACAAATTCTTCCATTAATCTTTAAACTTTAATCTATCTTTTAGTTCGTTATATACCTTATCGTAAGTTACTTCAACTTCTTCAAGCGTAGTTGTTAATTTTAAAACATTATCTTTTAATGCGTCAAAATCATTTTTTAACCCAAGTAAAATCTTCGCCAAATCTTTATTAGATTTTTTGTCAACGTTTTCGTAAATTTCTTTTAATCTTGTGTTATTCATAGTTATTGTATTTGTCCAAATCCTGTTGTTAAACCAACGCCAACCGTTGTTACCTCAACTTTAGCGTTTGTTTTTATACCTGAAACCATTAATTTAACCGTTTCTTCAAGTGCTATCATAAGATGGTTTGGCGTACCGTCTGGAAAAGTTGCTGCCGTTTCAATACCCTTTTCACTTAAATTAGATTTAAGTTCGTTAATCATGGCGATATGATTTAACCCAGGTTTTAATGCACCCCCTAATAAAACCAATGGCGGTGGGATTGGTGGCATTGGTACAAAGTTGAGTAATTTTAACAATCTTAAGATCTGCTCAATTATTGATTCACAACCACTAATTTTAAAACCTTTAAGTGCTTTAAGTAAAGCTAATAAACTTTTTAAAGATGAAATATAATCTAACCCTCTTTGTTTTAGAAAGTCAGCCGATAATTTTTTAGCTAAATTTATTAAATCTTTTTTAATTAGGTTGAAAATATTTTTAACTAATAAATCTGTAATATAGTTACCTATTTTTGCTATAAGTGGTTTAATAAAGCTGATCATACTTTCAGGTGTTTTTTTACCCGTATCGCCCTTAAGGACCAGATATAATTTAGGTACCACCATTAATTTTGGTGTCACAATCATTTGCATTAATGCGTATGGTATTGCTTTTAAAATATTTAACTGTATTTCAGCGTTAATATTAGGTAAATTAAGTACTGCGTTAACTTCCCCGTCATTAATAACCTTGTTTAAACCATTGTTTAATCCTTTTTCAAGTAAGTTGGCTGCCTGATCTAAGTTGGGTATCTTCTTAGAGTTATCAATGGTCTGATCATTTGCTTGGTCAACAACCTGATTAGGGTCTTCCCCTGGAAATAATAATTTAGTACCCTGACTATTATTGAATAGCTCTTCTAGGGAGTTTAATATATCATCTGGGTCTATAGCAACATCTAAGTTACCACAAGATGAAAACCTTAAAAAGTTATTAGCTCTTAAGTTACCAGTATTTTCAATATCATCAAGCTCTTTGTTATTGAAATTGAATACGTTCTCGTAATCAGCATCAGTATTTAATAACCCAGTTCCTTCACCATTTTTTTGAGCTTGGTTTGGGCCAAACTGGTCGTTTAAAAACGCTTTGTTTGTTGAGTTTGGTTTGTTTGTTGAGTTTGTATCGTTATTTTCATTACAAAAACCGAACATTTTTTTAAGACCTTTAATTAAAAAACTCTGTTTAACAATGATTGTTTTGTTTATATTACCCTTTACAGATAAAGACCCTGTTAGGATATCCATCAGTATTGCCATAAAATTAGGGAAGTTAAATACTGGTGTTACTACCCCTAAATAATCTTTTAAAAACTCGCCAAATTGTTTTTTTGAATAGAATTCACCAAATTTAAATAAGAATGTTGAGTTGTCTATTGCACTTAACGTGAATAAAACCCTATCACCTTTTTTTAGTATTAGTGGTATGTCTGTTGTTTTATTTTGAGCTTTGTTGAAGAAGTAATTAACGTGTTTTGTGACATCATTACCCTCGTACATTAATTTACCAACACGACTATCTGGTGCAACATTTAGTAGCCCAAATGAATCAATCTCTTGTTTACTTATTTCAATACCAGTTACGGATAATGTTGTGTATTTTTCTGGGATCACAAGATTTGGGTCACAACCAAACATTTGAAAAAACGCATCGGTTATGACTTTATTGATTGAGTCGAATTTTTTTAACTGGGATAAACTCCCTTTTAATATTAAGGATTTAAACTCCTTTTGTCCTCTAGTCGATTTAACCAGCTCTACTAAAAAGTCAACAAATTCAAGTTTATCTAGTTTTTTTTGGGCATCGCTAATGTATGGTTTCTGTTTATTAGAAATTACTAGTGACCTATATCTTGAAAATATTTCGCTTTGTGAACTCATTATTCATATTCTTTTTCGTTCTTATCTGATGAATTGTCTTGTTTTTTAATGTACTCTTCAGCCCATTTTCTATCTTCCTCAGTAATTGTCATGCTAACACCAGAACCTTCTGTTGGCTTACCAGACTTATAAAGAATATCACCTTGTATTTTGATTAATCTTAGTTTTTTTTCAATAGACGAGTCAATGATTTTCAGTAAATCATTAGTTATCTTACCAACTAAGGCTATATCAGAATTTTCGTTAATATCTTTAGAGAATTTTTTGTAAGCTGTTAAAGCCCTATTTCTCTCATCGACTATTTCATTGTAAGTTTCTTGCATAAGATCTTTCATACTTTCTTCAGAAACATCAATTTTTTTCTTTTTAGGTACCATAATAATGTTATTTATTAATAAATATCAGGCATCCAAATAATCGTCCTTAAAAACCTTATATAATAACTTAAATCTTTTCATACTATTTCTAATTTCCTTAGTATTTAAGCCCGTCATATTTCGAATATATAACAATATCAGGTTTTTATTAAACTTGGGTGAGTTTTTACCATCATTAACATCTGAGAATAATTCTCTCCATTCTTCAAGTATTTTAACCAATGAATGACCAACCTTAAATTCATTTTCGGACAAATTGTCCGCTTCCATATCTTTTTTTATACTTGACGTTAATGATTCAATAAAGATATTTAAATCCAAATCATCGTTATCAATCCTATATAAGAGTTCGTCCCTTTTTAGGACATCCCCCTCACTTTGATCGATATCAACAAGGGACATATTTTTTTTATACTCTTTGACCATTTCGCCAAATAAGTAGTTTTTACAGATAGTACCAAAATATGAAAACGATCTTTTACCCTTTTCAGGTTTAAATTTATCGAATTTTGTCATTAAGAAGGATAGCGTATCCGCATGCAAGTCGTTGAATTCGTATGACTGTCGATATAATTTATATGTCCTTATTATACTCTCTATCATTGTATTGATAGGTTCTTGTAAGAATTCTCTATAAATTTTCTCTCTCTCTTCAACATCCGTGGCATCCAGAAACATAACTACCGCTTTCTCTTGGTCTACGCCATAATAGTTGCGATTTTTTTTCTGTTTTGCCATTACTCACTAACTTCATTTTCCTCATAAATTATATGCCTGTCTTCGTTAAACATGTACTCTTTCTTAGCGGTTTCCATCCAGAAAATAGCTTCCTTTGGTTCGATTTTGTATTCAATAGCTTCACTATTTTTATATAACCAGAATAACGAACCATCTCTCATATTAATGTGTTTATACCCTATTTTAGGGATAACCATTGATTTGTAACCATTTTTATGGAAACGCAATAAGAACTCATAATTAAATGTTAATTTTATTTGTTTTAGACCGTTGATCTCGTTATAAACAGATGTTTTAATGACCATACCACATGGGCTAATGTTTGGGTATTCTAATAAAGTCTCTAAATCAACTGACCCTAGACTTTCCGTAAAATTATAAGCCCACACAGCTTCATTCGATAACCCGATGAATTTGTTATCTTCCGCAACATCATTAATGATCGGTAAGAACATGTCAACATCTGGGTACGCTTGGATGTGTTGCTCAACGTTTTTATACCAGGTTTTTGAAACCTCGTCATCAAACTCAAGTATACTCATAAACTCTGTTGTAACCTCTTTGGCCGCAAAGTTTAATTGGCTTTGATAATCAGTATCACCATCATTGGTAATCACTTCAATATTTAAATCATATTTTTTGAAATCGAATGTCTCCATTTTAGCGATCACATCAATACAATTACAAGTAACGATTAAAACTTTTTCTGGTTTAGTGTCATTCCTGTCAATTGATGATAATGCGACATCAAATAGGGTATCAAATTTTTGTATACCAATATCTTCCACTGAATGTACTGGTACTATAACGGTTAAATTAGTTTTCTTCATTTTCTTCTACTGTTTGTTGGTTAAAACTTTCTTTTATTTTTTCTAATTTTGAAATCTTCTTATCAAATAGGTATTGAAAAACTTCTGTTGTATTCTTTTCAAAAATTTCTTGTGTGTATCTATCAGCGATAGTTTGGGAAACGTTTAATAAATTTTCTGGTAAAGTGTCATCTAACCAGTTTTTAATGTAACTGGATAAGATTTCTGGGATTTGGTTTTCATCATAAACCCAAATTCCGTTGTCATCTGTCATCCATTCTGGAATAATATTTGGAACCTTACCAATAACAGGTACATTACATCTGATTGATTCAGCTGGGAATCTACCAAAAGATGAATCGTCATCAACCCAGATAGAAACAGCACATTCTTTTAAGTTCTCAGCAAAATCTTTATGATTCATAGCGTGCATATCTTTAAAAGATATAAATCTGTAAATTGGGTATTTAAGATAAAAGGCTTTAATCATTTTAGCAGCTTTTCTCGCTTCACGACAGTGAATTGCGATAATAGGTTTTTGCGGCTTATCACTTGCGATAAAATTTTCTGAAATGTTAGGTTCAATAAACTGAACATCTTCAACTGGTACTGTATCTTCGATCATAGCTTTTAAAGTGTTAGATGTTGTGATACATTCTTCAGCACCAAGATCAACCCATGATTTACCAGGTGAAAAAGCTTCTAACATGTAATCAAAAGACTGAACATAGATAATTTTTTCAAGAGGCATTGTGTTAATCTGTTCAAAAACACTACCGTAAACCTCTGGTACAATGATAAAGTCAGACGGGCCAACAACTAGGCTGTTATCTTCAATAGACATATGTTCCAATTCGTCACATTCTGGTGTTAACCAAGAACCAACTTTAATAAAGTCATTCTTTTCATGCAGAATAGCCACATTATAGCCATTATTTTTAAGCACTAACGCTTGGTTATACAAGTGGATTACACTTGATTTACCGTTACCCTTTGTATCGGGTACTAGGAAAATAATTTTATGTTCTTTGTTCTTAATCTTAGCGATTGCGGAGTCAAGATTTTTAACTATTTCGTTACTTTTTTCCATTTTTTTCTTTGTTTAATTTTTTTAGTAATTTGAATAATTCTTCACTGTTAATTATAGTATAATCAGATTTAATGTCAATATTAAATTCGTTTTGATATTTTATTGACACCTTATCTTTGGGTTTTGTCTTAAGTAGTTTTGGGTTATCAGTCACCAAAATATCACAGTGACTCCAAAAATCCTTCCATTTTTTAGGAAAAACAATTTTTTCTAAATTATAGTAATTTTTGCTTAGGAAAAATAATGTTGCTGACTTTGATCTCTGGCTTTCATTATTAAGTAAGATGATATTAATCTTATTTTTGTTGGAAAAATCGGACACCTCTTTAATTATACCTGGTATTGTTTCATCTGTTCTACCAAAAACCTCAAAACAAGCGTCTTCATACATAAATGTATCTAAATTAAAAGACGTGTCTTTTTTGTTTTCAGTAAATTCAACCTCTTGTTCATCTTTGAACTCTGGTTCATCAACATTACCTTCAATATCTGGAAAAGACTTAGATAATTCAAAAGGGTTTATAGGTTCGATAGCTTCTTTTTCGAATTCAAACTCATATAAATCCTTAAGTTTTGAAACGTGATCCCTTAGTATGTTATTTATAGTTATACCTATTATCATATCATTATTTTTATTTAAAAATAATAAAGAAGTGAGGTAAAATAAACACTACATTTTACTTTCGTTAAATATTTTTTCAATTTTTTTGATCAACGGGTTTCTAACCACATCGTCTTCACCAAGTACAATTGTACCAACTTCATCAAAATTACTGAATTTGTTGATGATAAAGTTTAATGAACTTTCACCTTTCTTTTTCATATCAATCTGATTTTCATCCCCAAGGAATATCATTTTAGAATTTTCCCCTAGTCTAGTCATAATTGTTCTAATGTTATCAATTGAGATGTTTTGTGCCTCATCAATGATCGTGATTGAGTTGTCGATGTTAATCCCTCTCATATACGCAATTGGCATCTCCTCGATCATATTATTAGCTCTTAAAAGCTCAACATTATGTTTTCCGATAACCTTTTCAAAGTTGTGCATAAATGAGTACATAAACGGTTCCATTTTTTCTTTCATTGTACCCTTTAGAAACCCAATCTCCTCATCTTTTAATGTCGTTACTGATTTAACAATAACAATCTTCCTGTATCTTGGGTCATTTTTAAGGAGTTCTAATGCCATAGCGCACGATAAGAATGTTTTACCTGTACCTGGTAGTCCAGAACAGATAACTATTTCTTTGTTCTTTATTTCAGTAATAAGAGCCTTTTGGTTTTGGGTCTTGCATTTAATATCCACCTTCATTTTGTCTAAGACATTACCACTATGTGCACGGGTAATTTCTTCAAGAGCTTCAAACTCTTCTTCGGGTGTTAATTTTTTTCTCGTTCTTCTTGTTGTTGGTTTTGTTTGTCTGTTACTCATATTAAAAATAATTTTCGCTGTTTATATTTTTATCATCAATAAATAAATCATAAGGTGGTTTACCAAACTTTAACTCGTGGTATTTAACACCCCATTCTTTAAATTGTTTCTTTGTTAATTCAGAATGATCAATACCCGTAACAGAACCTCTTGCAGTCCAATATACAATAGTATTACCTTCGTCATGTAATTTGTTTATTTTTTCAATTCTATCTGGCATCGGTTTTACATCGTTGTAATCCGTACCTTCAGTCACACATATTGTGTTATCAATATCAACGTATATTAGCATATTATTTTCTTAAACTTTTTTGTTTAGATAATTCACCACCAAATAATTCTCTGGCTTTCATAGGTATTGATAAAGCCGCTTCAATGTCACGAACACCTTTAACTAACTTAAACAAACCAGATGGTTCAATTGATGATGCTTGGTCAGAACCCCACATATCCCTACTTAAGGTGATATGACGCTCAATCCAAGTTACACCCATAGGGATGGCAGCAAATGTTGTAACCAAACCATATTCGTGACCACTATAACCAATTTCTTTTTCAGGGTACCAGTTTTTAAGCCAATAAATGTAATTTAAATTTAGTTCTTCAACAGGGCATGGGTATGTTGAATTGGTGTGCATAATAACATCTGGATCACATCCTGATATGCAAAGTCTAACTTCTTCTTCAGTACTCATCCCAGTTGATATTATCAGATAGTCAGATTTTTCTCTGGCGTATTGACATAACTCAAAGTCAGTTATTAAAGCTGATGGTATTTTCATAACAATACCTAAATCAGTTTTATATTTCATCATAAAATCAACAGATGATTTATCCCAAACAGAGGCAAACCAATTGATGCCAATTTCTTTACAGAATCTATCGATTTCATCATATTCCTTTTCCCCGAATTCGGTTTTCCATTTATACTCTAAATAAGTCATCTCACCCCAAGGTGTTTGTCTTAGTTTATTTTTTTGTTCTTCTGGAACGCAAATGTCTGGGTTTCTTTTTTGAAATTTGACATAATCACAACCAGCCGCTTTTGCAACAAGGATTAAGTCTTTTGCGATTTTTAAATCACCATTATGGTTGATCCCAATTTCAGCGATAATTTTTGTACTCATTTTTAATGTCTTTCTTTTTCATGGAAACAAGTTATCTTTTCAATTAAATAACCTAATTTATTATTTTCTATCATATATGGTGATAATCTATCCCATAAATCTGCGTCAGAAGCGTATACACGACCATCCTCAGCATAAACATCTCTATATCTTAATGGTATCTCTTTAAAATTAACACACGTTGTTGAGTGCAATAAATTTGAGCTTTTTGGATAGTATGGGTTTGTACTATTTTTTGGTAAAGCATTGTCATTAAAATGTTCACCCATTGTTGTTATTATAACATAACCCTCATCCGTTTTTTTGTTTATTAACTCTAAATGATCTGAACCCCACCAATCATCATGATCTAAATGACAGATAAATTCATAACCATCTTTTATTGCTAATTCAATACCTATGTTACTCGCATTAACCCCACCAGAGGCCCATAATTTTTTATCACCGATTGCGTATTTTTCACGTTCAACCGCATTTGGTAAATTAACGTATTTTATTTTATCTGAATCAATTATTGACGTTGCTAAATCATTAAACTCAGCGTCATCTTCATAATGATCACCAATTAGGTAAACCATATAATCTTGGTTGGTTTGCTCTTTTATTGATAAAAGAGCTCTCTTAAGATATTTTGGTGTTGTGTTATCTTTTCTTTGATATGTCGGTATTACAATCGCTAATTTCATCATATTTTTTTAATTATAAAGCAATTACCTTCTTTTAATTCGGCAGGTCTAGCGTCATATATGTTTGACATACAACCAATAATTTTATAATTATCAACCGTTTTCATTAAATCATCAACAGCTATTCTAACTTCTGGGCTATAAATATGGTCATTATAATCATCAAAAACAATATAACCACCAGATTTTACTAAGCTAGAATATAGGTTAAAATCATTTACAACACCCCCATATTTATGGTCACCATCAATAAATAACAAATCAACGGTATCAACAAGCTCTTTAACTTTATTAAGTGTTTCAACAGTTTGTGAATTACCTTGAATATAATTGTACTGATTACCGTGTATATTCATTTTATTGGCATTATTTTTAACAACCTCTGGGCTTATTGGTTTACCCAGATCAATACTTATCACATTTGTATTAGGTCTCTGTAACATGAGGCATGCGGAACCACCCGCATAACATCCAATTTCAACGTAATTCATTGGCTTATTACCAAATTCTTTCGCTAAATCAAATAATATGTAATAGTGGTGATGAAATGTTTGGTTATTAATCTCATCAGAAATTTTTTGTGTTAGTTTTACCGATTCTAAAGTATTTTCCATTTTATATAATTTTATTTAATGTTTTAACATCATATTTTAATGCCTTACCGTGATCTAATTTAGCTAAGGCGTGTATTTCTGGGTTGCCGTGTAATGTTGTGCTCATTGGGGTGTCTATTTCAACGCCACTAAATAAATAAACATCGTTGGTTTTGTGTTGAATTACATCACCGTGGAAGATTAATATATCATCTGGGATTATAGTGTACGATGTTCTTTTCATAATCATGAATGTACCAAAACCATAGTTAAAATCATCGTCTGATTTAGTTATTTTTATACCTTCTTTAACCAAACCCTTTTGTTTAAAACAATGCATTGATGGGCCTATCACAACATTATCTTTTAAATGACCAACTGATAACTTTAGTAAATCATTAAACTCTTTATCATCTAATAATATGTCATCATTTGCAATTATCACGTAAGGTGTTTTTGATAAGGATACCCCCATATTCCAAGCTGGGTTCACATAAATGTTCTCACCTTTTGTATGTATTTTTACTTTATCGGATTTTATGGGCATTTTATTATCAGGTTCGTTATCGATAATAATAACCTCATAAATAAAATCTGAGTTATTGTAGACCTCGATCATCTTTAGTATATAATCAGATTTCCACATTGTTGGTATTACTACTGAAAAATTTCTCATTTTAACGTATTTTCGTAAATATTAACGTATTCATTTGCAATCGTCCTAGGGTCCCAATACTTCTCCATCCACACTCTACTGTCATAACCAAGTTCTAAGACATTGTTTAAACCAGATTCGATTAATTCAATTAATTTATTTTTTAAATCCTGATGGTAAACATTTATAAAAGGATTTTTATTGGCACCAGATGCGTTTAGTAGAACTTTTTCAACTTGTTTACCAATTGAACATATTGTTGCAGAACCCATAGCCATAGATTCTAAACCAGATCTATGGTATGACGTTGTTTTAACCTCATCTATGAATATATTACATAAAGATTTTCTTTTTAAACAATCTGCCAATGGTGTACCTGTGATAATGTCTATTTCAACTTTATCTTTATATATTTCTTTTATTTCTTTTAAAATTGGTACGGTTTCTACATAGCCCTTATCAGCCCATTCTGAACCATGTTTAAGTGTTGATGGTGAGTACCCAATTCGTATAACATCTTGTTGATATATCGGGAAAAAAACACCCCCATATAAATCTATTGGGTTTCTAACAACAGTACAACCCTTATATTCTGGTAAGGTTGCGTGGTATTGACCTATAACAAGTTTAGGGCATGTCGCATTTAATTCAACCCTAAACGGTTCGCTATGGAACTGAATTATGTTTTTTTTATTAGTTTCCATAAGCCTATTATGTTGGTGTACAATATCTGTTTCAGGTGCTATACCCTTTCTAGGATATGAATATCCAATAACATACGAATGGTGGTTTGTGTATTTATTGATAACATCGCTAATAGCCTCAGGGGCATGTGCTATGGCCGTTGGTTTATACTGTGCTATTATCATAAAAAGTTATAATATTATTTAATCTATCGTGATTACTTGCGTTTTTCATTATAATAGCTTTTTCAAGATTATAATCATGTACATTAGAGATACTTAAACCCATACCCTCATCAGTCCTTAAAATACTACTAGTACCAGACTCATAAAAGTTAAAACCAATTAAGTCTAATTTTTTAAAACCACCTAATTTTAATAACAAGGTTAGCATAACAAAACCAGTTGTTGGGGGTGCCCCAATTGTTTCTTGCCCCTGTATTTCATTATGGTGGTTATACTTTAATAAAAAACTTTGTTTAAATTTATTAAGACTTTTAATTTTGGTAATCCATTTTTTTAATGAGATTGATGCAATAAATCTAATTGGTACAAATTGTTCTAAATTTATATTTTGTAAATAAACGCTAGCATGTATTGTTGTTTTTTTACCTGTGTGTACTTCATCTATTTTAAAGGAGTTGAACCTGATAACAATGTCATACGAATCTATTAATCGTCCGTTTCTATTTTCCAATAAATCTGATGAATTCGCAACAAGTATTATATTTTTATCTTCAATAAATTTTTTAAAATTTATTAAATCAATAAAAGATCTACTAACGTTTGTTTTATCTAATTCATTATCTACGTGTTTAGATAAAGAAATTATACCATCTAAATCAAGATTTTTTTTATCATTAAGTATGTTATATGATTCAGTTAAATTTCTACCCCCTTGTTGGCCTTTTTTTAAATCCTTTTTTTCAAAAACTTTATCAATAACAGCTCCTTTTTTTATTGTTTGTTCGGAAGCTACTGAAACGCCTCGTTTAAGATATATTCTTTCTGGTACAACAACTGTTTCTTCAATAATAGAATCCTTTTTCACCTCATCAATATTAATAACTGGCGGGGGTGAAAGTTTAATTGTTTTATTTTGAGTTGTTCCCTTAACTTTTTTTACGAAGTACCCCATCTAGATCTGTTTTTGTGTCAACGTCAACCACATCATCGATTTTAAAGAAAAATGTTTCATCGTTATATAAATTATTATTAAGGTTTGTAAGTTCATTAACATTAAATATGCATACGTAATGTGAAATTTCAAATACAGCTGGGTAATCTTGTCTCCTATATAGATTATGTTTAACTAGTTGGGACCCTTTGTTATTATCAAGATCAAACATATATAAATATGGGTGAGTTGATTTTATATCTTTTTTACAAATAAGGCTTTTTGCTTCGTTATCAACAAAAAAGGTGTAAATGTCTTTAATATCTAACCAAGTTCTTTCTGGGTAGGTTAAATACAACATAATAACGGTGTCATCTAAATCAATATCATTATTATCTATGTGATATTGAATAACATCTTTTGTGCTGGTTTCGTCCAAAGCCAAATTATCTGGTCTAATACTAACATTTAAGCCAACAGATTTACATTTTTCAATTAAAACCTCATCATCAGTTGAAATTAACAGATCTTTAAGATGTTCTGTCGGAATTGAATTAACCGTATGTTCAAATAATAACCTATTTTTAAACGGTAGCCCCTTTGAATTTCGCCTAGCTGGTATTAATATTTTAATTTTACTGGTCATCTGTATATTCTATTTTCTAAATTTAGTGAAACAAATGGTATAACCGATACCACATTAGCGTCATAATGTTTTTTAACTTGTTCTTTTACTAAAATAGTCTGACCTTCAATAATTTTTAACCAGCTTTTATACTGATCCCAATTAGACCATGGTGTGTCTTTTATTGTGTTGTAATAGCCTTTAAAGGTCATTTCCCCATCAAGTGTACCACAATCATGCCCAATTAAAATTATGTTCTTAGCGCCCATATAGGCCGCCATGTGGATAGCTGATGTTATTGTTGAGTAACTAACAACAATTTTATCCCCACCAAAAACAGATACGTCTATTTTATCATGTAAATTATCATTATGTTCAAAATAATAAAGATTATCATGATCTATTTTGTTAGTATTTAATTTTTGTTCGCCACTATTTAGATTACCGCTATCATATTCAGAAACAATAACAATTGATTCTGTATCTAAACTTTCTTTTATAAATTTTACTT